TAGACATAGTTTTCATAAGGACACATAATGGCTGATGTAAAGTTTGACATTGAGGTTACTGGTATAAAGGAGCTGAAAGATGCTGCTGCCAGTTTCGACCGTCTTGGTAAGATCTCTGCCAAACTATCAGCTCAGTATAAACCTTTAGGTGCTCAGACTACAAGACTTGTCCAAGAAACAAAACGACTTGCAGCTGCTAAAAAGCAATTAGATAAAGCTGTTGAAGACGGTCTTATAACTGACGCTCAGGCTAATAAAGCTATGGCCGAGCAAGAGAGGCTGTCTAAAGAGAGAATACTTACAGATAAAACTCTTATAGCTCAGGCTAAGAAGAGGGCCAAAGCTGAGAAAGAACTACAGAAAGAGACAGCTAGGCTTGTTAAGGAATATGCCCCTGCCAGAACTGCCGCTGACTTATACCGAAAGAAGCTTAAGGAAATTGACCAAGCTCTACACCGTAATGTCATTAGTTCTGATGAAGCTGCAAAAGCAACTGCAACTCTTAAAAGAGAGTTCCATCAGTTTACTTCAGGCCTAGCCACTGGTGGTAATCAGTTTGCTAAGTTTAACGTAGAAGCTTATAAAGCTAACCAAAGAACCAAAAGATTTGCTTCTGTAGGTCTACAGCAAGCTGGTTATCAGGTAGGTGACTTTGCAGTACAGCTTCAAGGTGGTACTAACATAGCTGTTGCCTTTGGTCAGCAGATGTCTCAGTTGTTAGGTATCTTTGGGGCGGGAGGAGCTATAGCCGGTGCTGGTGTTGCTATTGCCACTGCTTTCATAGCACCTCTTATAGATGCAAAGAGAAACGCTAAAGGTTTTAATGACACCTTAGAAACTATTGGCTCTACTATTAGCTCTATGGAATCTCTTGGGGATACCTTAAGGGATGTCTTAGTTGCTCCCTTCTTTGAAGGACAAGAAGCTGCTACTTCTTTCTTTACTAGAATAACTCAGGAACAAGAGAAAAGAGCAGGTCAAACAATAGCAAGTGCCTTGGGTAGAAGAACCTATGCAGGTTTATCTGGAAAAGGTATACTCTACGACTTAGAGAAAGCAAGAGATGAACTTGCAAAAGGCACTACACAGGGTCTCTTCCCTGCTATATCAGGTGAACAACCTGTTGTAGATGTAGAAGGTGTAGCGGCTATAGATGCAGCTATGAAAGATATTTCTCGTGCTGTATATCAAATAGTTGATGATAAAACAGTCCTAAGACCCCTAGAAGAGATTGCAGAAAACTTAGTAAACCTTTCTGAAGCAGGTAGAACTTCTGCCCCTGTTATACAAAAAGCAATAACAGACCTTATTCAAACAGACGATGTTCTGTTGGGTGTTTACAGAAGAGTTATCGAAAAGAGAGCTGAAGACGCCAAGGCTGCAGCTGAGGCTGTTAGCGATAGAGAAAACGCCCTAATGAAAGGTACGTTTGATCTTCAAGATGAGTTATATAAGCAGCATAAACAAGAACAAGAAGATGACTTTAATAACTTCATAGCATTACAAGCGGCAGCTGAGAAAAAACTAGCTGATGAAAACGCAGCCTACGTTAAGAAACAAAAAGACTTAGACGCTGCAGGTGATCTAGCCATACTTAACACCCAAGCTCAAGCTGAGATTGACCTAATGGCTGCAAACGCTAAATATGAAAGCGATCAGAACGCCCTTAGACAAAAAGAGCTAGACGAGACTAATCAAAAGATCACAGAATTAGCTGAAAGGCTTTCTATCCCCTTCGCTCAAGCTTTAGGTCTTATACGTCAAGCTAAAGCTGAGGCTGCTGTGGGTCTTGATGCCTTTGGTGGTCCTGGAGAATTTAAGTATAGTACACCTACTAAGTTTAAACCTAGTAAAGCTAAGGTAACTAAAGCTCCTAAAGATGCTTTAGTATCCCTTATGCAAAACCTTACACTGCAAAAAGAGTTGTTAGGTGTAGAGGAAGACAGGGCCAATGTCTTACAAGCATTAGGTGAGTCTCGTAACAAGTATACAGAAGAGCAGATACAGAGAGCTGTAGATCTAACTGAGAAGATAAGACTACAGACAGAGGCATTAGAAAAACAGAAACAAGTAGGAGACATGGTTGGTCAATCCTTTGAAGATGCCTTCATGTCTATTGTAGATGGTACTAAGTCTGTACAGGACGCCTTTAGACTTATGGCCTCTGATATAATTAAAGAACTCTATAGAATATTCGTGGTCAAACAAATTACAGGTATGATAGCTACGGTAGCAGGAGATGCTACAAGTCTCATGTCTGGTAGTAACCCTTTCGTATTTGACGGTGGTGGATACACAGGCTCAGGCCCAAGATCAGGTGGCCTAGATGGTAAGGGTGGCTTTATGGCTATGCTACACCCTAGAGAGACTGTCATAGATCACACTAAAGGTCAGGGTTCTGGCGGTACAGTAGTGAACCAAGTATTCAATATCTCAGCTAATACATCAGACGATACTAAGAGACTTGTCACTCAGACAATAGCACAAGCCTCACCAGCTATCATCAATCAGTCCGTAGGTGCAGTTATGAACCAAAGACGTAGAGGTGGTGCAATGAAATCAGCATTTGGATAAATCATGGCTATAAGTTACCCTCTTAATACACCTACAACTATTGGCATAGAGAGTATTGAACTACGTGCTGTAAATGCTGTAGCTGTCTCTCAGTCTCCGTTTACATATAAGCAACAGGTTATTTCCCATCAGGGTCAAATCTGGAGTGCCTCAGTCAGTATTCCCTCAGTGCGTAGAGATCTAGCTGCTGAGTGGAAAGCCATGCTAGTAGCTCTTAAGGGTTCTGTAGGTACATTTCTACTGGGTGACCCTGATTATGTTACACCTAGAGGTACAGTAAGTGGCACTCCTACTTTGTCAGGTACAGCAGGGGATAGCACAGTTTCAGTTACTATGACAGGTACTCTACTAGCTGGTGATTACATTCAGTTGGGTACAGGCTCTGCTGCTAGACTACACCAAGTATTAGTAGATCAGAGTGGTAGTGGTAACTTAGAGATCTGGCCTGACTTAAGAAGTACATATTCAGGTGAGACTGTAATCTACAGTAGCCCTAAAGGTGTATTTAGACTTGGCAATAGTACTACTTCTTGGTCGATAGACAATGCTAGTTTCTATGGTATATCTTTTGAAGCTATAGAGGCTCTACAATAATGTCGAGAGTTCTGCCTACAACAATAGTTGATGCATTAGATGATAATGTAGTTTACCCCTTCTTTGCTGTGGAGATGAACTTTGATGGTGATGATGTCTTGCGTCTATGGACAGGTGTAGGTACCCTTACTTTTGATGGGGTTTCTTGGACAGGTGCTGGAACTCTATTAGGCATATCTTCTGTTGAAGAAACTACAGAGACCGCTGCTAAAGGGGCTGACATTACTATTACAGGTTTACCTTCTGAGGTATTAGCTTTAGCTCTTAGTACTCCCTATCAAGGTAGAACCTGTAAGATATACTTTGGTATGTTCGCTAAGGGTTCTCTACAGAAAGAAAGTTCTAACTTCATTCTCCTAGAGGATGGCTCACGTATTGAACTAGAGGATAGGTCAACTGGTCTAACTGAGATATTTACTGGTTACATGGATCAGATGAATGTATCTGAAGATGCACAGACAGGAACTATCCTAGTTAAAGTTGAGAACAAGTTGATTGATTTAGAGAGAGCTAGAGTTGCTAGGTATACTGCTGAGTATCAAAGGTCCAGAAATATAACTGGTGCAAGTACAGATGCTGGGTTTGACTTTGTAGCTAGTATGCAAGACCAGAAACTTGCTTGGGGTAGGAGTTCAGAAGGTTAATGTCTTTCTTTGGTATAGAAATTGATTTATTAGATAAAGACGCTGGTCTTGGGGCGATTATAACTGCTGGTGTTATAATTGGCTTACATTACATGACAGGTGGGGCTAGTACAGCTTTTCTTGGTGGTCAAGGTGCAAATGTTTATGCTGTTGCCGCTACTTATGGTGGACTACAATACGGAACAGCCGTATTAACTAAAGCCTTAATCCCACAAGAAAAGTTAAAAGGTGGTGATCAAGGCTACCTAGTGACCCAAAGAGGCTCAACTATGCCTCACCAGATTATCTATGGTAAAACTAGGATAGCTGGTGGAATAGTCTTTCAAGGGGTTACAGACAACAACAAATACTTACACACTGTGTTAGCTTTTGCTGGACATGAAGTGGAAGAGTTTGAGACTATCTATTTCAACGATGAGATACTTACTCTAAGTGGTAATGACGTTACAGCACCAACTAAGTATGTAGGTAAAGTTAAGATAGTTAAGAAGCTAGGTACAACTACACAGTCTGCTGTTACGTCTTCTGACTTAGGCGGCGTTTCTCCCCCTTCACAATGGACAACAGATTGTAAGCTGTTAGCTACAGCTTATCTCTACGTTATGCTCGAATATGATGCTGATGCATTTCCTAATGGCGTTCCAGAAGTAACAGCTATAGTCAAAGGTAAGAAGGTATACGACCCTCGTACAAGTACTACAGCTTGGTCTGACAACCCAGCCTTATGTTTAAGAGACTATATTACATCTGGCAAAGAGGGTACGAATACTACAATCTACAACTACGGTATCGGTGAGGATATTGAGAGTGTAGATGATGATCTTGTAACTATAGCCGCCAATGTCTGTGACTATTTAAATTATCCTACCTTGTCAGGTGGAACTAGGTTCTCTCTTAACGGAGCCTTTACCGTCAACACCACTCCTTACGATGCCATCCAGAATTTGTCTACTTCTATGGGTGGATTACTGTGGTATGCTCAAGGTAAGTGGAGAATGAAGCCAGCTTACTACACAAGTCCAGTCTTAGATCTTAATGAGGATGACCTAAGATCAGGTATATCAGTTGGCACAAGACATTCACGTAGAGATAACTTCAATGTGGTTAAAGGAACATTTAGAGGACCAGAGAGTGACTATCAGCCATCTGATTTCCCTCAAGTACCTATCCTTAACTCAGCTACTTATGATGCACTCTTAGCTGCTGATGGTGGTCAAGAAAGTGTTATTGATGTACAGTTACCTTTTACAGATAATACAACTGAAGCTAGACGTATTGCTCTTGTAACACTTGAGCGCAATAGACAGCAACTTACTGTACAAGCTGCATTCGGAATGAAAGCCTTTCAAGTACAAGTGGGAGACATCATACGTCTTACCAACACTAGGTTAGGTTTTGATAATAAAGAATTTGAGGTTGTTGCTTGGGGCTTTGGATTAGCGGGTGAATACGATATTCAAGTAAATATGACCCTAAGAGAAATAAGTGAATCTGTCTTTGATGAAGTCTCCGATGGTGCAGTATACGAGAGTGACAACACAACCTTACCATCGCCTTTTGATGTGCCACCTGTAGCTGTAGCCCTCACTCAAGAGTATAGAATTATCAATGAGCATGTAACTAACGTACTTGTAGTTAATGTATCAGCTACGGCCTTTGAACGTGTAGACTACGTTGAGGTAGAATTTAAGAAGTCTACAGACACAGACTATAGTGTCTTAGGCACAGGTGACTTAGGTAGATTTGAGATCTTAGACATTGAGACACCTCTAGCTGGTGCAGCAGGTACTATAGTCTATGATGTCAGAGCTAGAGCTATTAATGCCTTTGGTATTAAGGGTGCATTTACAGACGCACAGAAGACTGTAGAGGCTGATACTGTTGGTCCATCTGCTCCATCTACCTTTGAAAAGCAATTATCTGGTGGTACTCTATTCTTTGCTTGGACTGCTTCAACTGACTTTGACTTGTCGTATTATAAACTATGGCATAGCTCATCAACTACAGCTACATTCACAGATGGTTCAGCCCAAGTCATAATTAATAAGGTAGCTAGACCAGCGACATCAGTAGCCTACCCAGCTATCT